CGGTTACACTTGGTGCAACATCAAGGTGGGTCGTAGTATGAGTTCAATTCGTTTATCAGGTACTAGTTCAGGTTATTATGATCTTACAGTTCCGGCAGCAGCTGGAACAAATAGTATTGACCTAAGTAACTTACCAGTAAAAGATTCAAGCAATAACCTAAATATTACTGGTAAATTAGGGGTTGGAAATACAACACCACACGGTACCTATCTTTTAAAAGTTGGGCCAGTGAATACTACTGAAACTATAGCAGTTCAGTCAGCTGGTGGTGGTGCAGAAACAATAATGCAATCTTATGCAGGAACAGACTCGAGAATAGGGTCTTCTGCTAATACTCCATTGAATTTAATAACGAACAACGTAAGCAGGATGACCATCAGCACGGCAGGTCATGTAACAACGCCAAATGTGCCAGCATTTCATTGTGCTAGTTCTGGCAGTAGTCTTTCTAGCGGTGCCTTTATTCTAGGTTCAACCGACAAAAGCCAAAGTATAAGTGCTGTCATTAATAACGGTAATCACTATAACACAGGCAATGGAAGATTTACAGCGCCAGTTGCTGGGTTTTATTTCTTCTCTGCCATGGCTTCACCAAGTCAAGGTGCAAACTCTGGTATTTACATAGAAAAAAATGGAAGTCAAGTTTCTGGTGCAGCTTACGTTTATGGGGTATCTTACAATGGTAGTTCAGTTAGCGCTGTAGTTCAACTAGCAGTTGGCGACTATGCCGTGGGAGTGCATGTCCCGTTTAATAGTACATCTGAAAGTCAATATTCAGGTAGCTTTACAGGTTTCCTGATAGGATAGGTATAAATAGAATAAACTTTAACTAAGGAGAAATAAAATGCCAAATATTACTGTAGCTCTTACCGATACACAGAATAAGTGTATGGAGTACGCCGCAGTTGATGTTCAAGACTGGGCCGATAATGCACTCCACAACCGTGCAAGAATCGCTCAAGACGAGATCATTGCTGAACTAGTAGCTCACTGTAATGCTAATGAGATTGCCCTTGCAACAGGTGCAGAAGCTCAGGTCGCGCAGGCCTTTGAATTGGAAGTCGTAAAGACTGCCGCTCAAAGAAATGCTGATGCAGAAGCTGCGATGGCATAATAATGAGTACACTCGAACTCGAACATATTAAACACACGAGTTCTTCGAGCAATAACCTGTCAACTCATTCAGACGGGTCGTTGACTGTTGGGAATCTTCAGAGCTTAAATGTTCTTGGTGACCTTACAGTAGATACTTCAACATTAAAAGTAGACGCAACAAACAACAGAGTAGGCATAGGCACAACAAGTCCGACAGCACAGTTAGAACTTTCTGCTGGAGCTCCTACATTAATCCTAAACGCAAATAGTCAAGCAACAGATAAGAAAAAAGTTAGATTAGGAGCATCTCAGTTTACAGCCGGAGATTTTGCCGTTCAACAAATGGCAGATGATGGAACAACTGTAGTTTCAACTCCATTCAAAATTGATACATATGGTCATACAATTCCTACATCTATTAAACCAGATAAGTATGGGTCATTGATTGGCCCGGTAAATATAACTGGTGGATTTGTAAACGGATGTGCTGTTAATACATTTCATAGTATCACTAACGTAGATATAAACAACTATGCTGGCGGATATAACAGTGGAAACGTAGGAATACAAGGTGAAATTATGTGGACAAGCGGTAATGTTTCCCAAGGGTATAACCATACAGTAAGATTTATGTTACCACCAAGTAGTTCAAACACAGCACAGGGCTATTCATCTGCTAACTTTACTAGTTTTAGTTATAGTGGAAACATTTATAACGAAATCCCATGTACTGTGACTCATCATACAAGTATGTCATCAAACCATGATATTAGACTTAGGTTACATAACACTTCTAATGTTTCTTATGACCCATTGCGTTTAGAAATATATACATCAGCAGGTGTTTCTGGCAATGCTAGATTGACACTTTGGAGAGCTTAATGATTAGAGCAGTAGACATACACGAAAGTAGAACAAATTATATTGCTCATCTTGAAGATGAAGAGTCTTTATTCTTTATTGTTCCTTTGGAAAATGATGGATCAGATAATTGGAATAGATTGCAAGAGTGGCTAGATGCAGGGAATGAAATAACAGATACGATTGAGTGGCGAACATTATATAAAGGAACAAGACAAATAGAGTACCCTAATATTGGTGAGCAGCTTGATATGTTATGGCATGCTATCGATACAAATACTCTTGATAAAACAAGTGATTTTTACAATACACTAAAAAGTGTAAAAGATAACAATCCAAAACCGGAGTAAGACGTGGCAACAAGTATTACAAACACATCAGTATCTACCGACGATCTTACTGTAGATACAAGTACTCTTAAAGTTGATGCTACTAATAATAGAATAGGGATTGGAACATCAAGCCCTTTATCTACTGTACATCAAGATGTTGGTCTTACATCAAGAGATGGTTATAAATTATTTTATGGAGATGATCCAAAAGCAGCTTTTACAGTACTTCCAAATACTGGTGAAATAAGAATTGGTGCAGCTACTGTTGGAACTAGTGGTAACTATTATACAGAAATTATGTCCAGAAATGGAAGTAATTTAGTCACATCAATTAAAGCTGATAATTATGGTCGTGTTACTATGCCAAACCAACCAGTATTTAGTATGCACAATTCTACTAGTGGAATGGCAGCTGTAAATGCAGATATTATTCTTAATGCTGGATATAATGGTGGTAATCATGTTAATACATCTACTGGAATATTTACTGCTCCTATAGCTGGAAGATATATGTTTACAGCGTGGTCTATTAAAAACAATGCAAATGGTACTGTTGCTAGACTTCAAATTTTAAGAAATGGAGTTGTAAAGGGAGAAGCTAGAATGGATGAGTCAGGCAATTATACCCAAGCTCATTGCACAATAATAGAAAACTTAGCTGCAAATGATCAAATAAAATTTAAAAATGGTGATAATACAATTTTTTATATGGGTGGATATTATGGTGAATGTAGCGGGTTTTTAATAGGATAGAAATATGTCAAACGCAAGAAATTTAGCAAATCTTCTAAACTCAGATACTACTGTCACCTCGGCTGACATCCTTGATGGAACAGTAGCTACAACTGATATTGCTGATGATGCAGTTACAACTGCCAAGATTCCTGATGGCGCAATTACTGCAGCTAAAATAAACTCAGGTGTTACACTTGGTGGTTCATACTTCCAAGGAGAAAACGGAGCAGTTGGTGCTACGGCTGGTAAAGGTGATATATTTAGAGTACACGAAAAAGAATTAAATACTAATGTTACAATTGCGGCTACAGATAACGCACTAGCGTCTGGCCCATTAACAGTAGCAAGTGGTATTACATTAACAATAAGTGCCGGTGGGAGGCTTGCAATAGTATGAGTACATTAGCAGTAGATGCAATTCAAAACGCAGCTGGAACCTCGGCCGCTACAATTGGCAGTAACGGTGAAATTACTACGGCGCACAACTTAACATCAAGTGGTGTGATTACCGGTAACTATCTTATCGACAATAACTATCCTATTTTTTCTGGACAAGGTATTGCTGGGTTTCAATCTGCAAATTACGAAGGTGTAGGTAGTACTATTGTTTGCCCTTCGGGCTATGCAATGCAACTTGATCAAGGTAGCTTAATGGGATCAGATGGAGCCATGATAGCACCAGCAGCCGGATTTTATGAGTATTTCGTTTGTACGCAAGCTACTAACGGCGGTAATAATGGCCATAGAGGTTTGTATGTTTATCATAAGTCAAGTGGTGGCACAAACCAAATTGATCAAGTTTGGTCGCACAATACATACGGTTATTGGTCTCTTATATCTCATAGAATTATACAAATGGCTCAAGGAGATAAAGTTCTTTGGGGTTATCACAATAGCTATCAGGCGTGGAATCAGGCAGCTAATCACTTTAATTGCTGGGGTAGGAGAATCAAATGAGCACTCTAGCAGTTAACACATTACAAGCACAAACTGGAACTACAGTTTCTATACCAACTGGGAATAAAATAGTTGGAACAGATGCAACTTCTATCGTAGCTCCCGGGATGGTAATTCAAACCGTAACTAATACATCAACAACAACTGTTAACAGTTCTTCAACCAGTGCTTCTGATTTAATTACTGCTTCAATAACTCCTCAATTTACTAATAGTATAATACATATTGAAGGATATGTTAGTAGAATGCAAGTATCAGTTAGTAGTAATGCATACGCTAGTCTTTATATAGCAGACCCATCTGGAAGCTTTATTTCAACGGCGGTTATGGGCTCTGCAATTAGTAATTCTTCTCCTATGACCGTTTTTGGCACACACAGTCCTTCTTCAACAAGTTCACAGACGTATAAACTTCGGTTATCATGTGCGTCTGGAGGTACGTCAAGCACAGGCACAGATGGTCAGCGTTATACAATTAAACTTATGGAGATTGCACAATGAGTAATTTAAGAGTAGGAGCAATTGATTCAGTAAATGGTAACAACGCATTAGCAATTGCAGCCGATGGATCAATGACACATGGTGGAAACGCAATGTCCACTGGTATGGTAAAACTTGCTCAAGCAGAATGGACCACCGACACTGACGGTGTTAACTTTGATGTGTTTGATACAACTAAGTACATTAATTATAAAATGTATTGGTGGGTGTGTCATGAGTCTACAGCAGGTGAGAGCACAACTGCTTCTTGGTATCAGACCGGAATGTGTTTTAGAGACTCAAATGGAAACTTAGACGGGTCAGGTGCATATGATAATAACTGCAGTTGGGTTCCTTCCGGTAGTACTGATCCAGACACTAATAATGCAATTGGAGCGGGTGCAAAAAATAGAATATGGATGTGTGGGAATGGAAACTCATACGACTCGCATGGAGAAGTTTTAATTAGCATTCCTCCTAATTCAAGTTTTAGAGCTGCTGTAAGAGGTGTGTCACAATTAATAGGAGCTCCAAGAGTAAGTAGCGGAGCTGGCGTTAACTATATCGAAGAGTTTTCTTCTGTATTGATTGCTGGTTCTAATACTGATCCAACTCTGTTAACAGGATTTAGATTTTGCTCATTTAGAGGAACAACCGGTAATTATAGCAAAAGAGGTTATGCTACAGTTTACGGAATCGAAAGATAAAAACGTATAAATAGTATCAGAACAATTTATTTTCGGGATACTATAAATGGCAAATCCAACTACCAGAGCAGAATTAGTTTCTCATTGCCTTCGTAGGCTTGGTGAGCCAGTGCTTGAAGTCAATGTTGATGAAGATCAAATAGAAGATCGTGTTGACGAAGCATTACAATTTTACCAAGAGTATCATTCAGATGCGATAGTTAAAAATTATTACAAATATGCTATTCAGTCAGCAGATGTAACAAACGAGTATATTACTCTTCCTTCTTCTATTACTACAGTACAAAGAATCTTTCCAATTGATAGTTCAGCATCAAGCAATAATATGTTTAGTGCACGATATCAATTAAGGCTTAATGACATTTATGATCTAGGATTTATTGGATCACTTGCTCATTATGAACAAACACAACAGTACTTATCAATGCTGGATATGAAATTAAATGGTGCAGAACAAATACGATTTAATAGAAAATCAAATAGACTTTATATAGATGTGGACTGGTCAGCAGATTTACCAGTAGGAAAGTTTATTGTAGTGGATTGTATGTCAATAATAGATCCACAAACTCATACAGCAGTATATAATGATTTGTTTCTTAAAAGGTATACAACAGCTCTTATCAAAAGACAATGGGGTCAAAACTTATCTAAATTCGAAGGTATGCAATTACCTGGCGGTGTTCAGATAAATGGTCGGCAGTATTTAGAAGAAGCAAACGCGGAGATTGATAAAATCGAAGAAGAAATGCAATTAAAATACGAAGCTATGCCAGAATTCTATGTAGGATAATAACATGGCAACTAATGTATATTTCAGCCCTAAAGTAAAAACTGAACAAAATTTATATGAAGACATTGTTATTGAGTCACTTAAGATGTATGGACAAGATGTCATATACATTCCTAGGCAGCTTATTAATCGTGACGAAATTATGAATGAAGATTATTCTAAATTTACTGATGCGTATACTATTGAAATGTACATTGAAACATCCGAAGGATTTGCAGGTGAAGGAGACTTACTTGGAAAGTTTGGTGTTGAAATAAGAGATCAAGCTACATTTGTAGTAGCAAAGAAGCGTTGGGAAAACCTAGTAGGGTTCTACAATAACTCAATTAATGATCAAAGACCGTCTGAAGGTGACTTAGTATATCTTCCACTTGCTAAATCTTTATTTGAAATAAGATTTGTAGAGCATGAGCAACCATTTTATCAGTTAAATAACCTGCCGACATATAAGTTGGAATGTGAGTTATTTGAATATGGTCAGGAAGAACTTGAAACTGGTATTCGTGAAATTGATGAGATCCAAGAAAGATTCTCATATCAGAAAGTATTTACAGTTAATAATGGATCGGGTCATTTCCAACCTGGTGAAACAATTAGACAAAACACTGGTGAAGTTGATCAGCTAGGTGCACTAATATATGTAACCGCCGAAGTTGTAAACTTCAGTGTTTTAGTTGGTGTTGGTACTCTTACACTTATTAACGAAATTGGTAGTGATGGAACTGCAAGAAAGTTTAAAGTTAGCAATTTAGCTGCTGATATTATTACTGGCTTAGATAGTGGTGCAACTTGGTATGTACAGGTAGATGCAAATGATCAAGCTATGAGTGGAGATGTATTTGCACAGAATCAAGACTTTGAAACACTAGGAGATAATATTATCGACTTTACAGAGTCTAATCCGTTTGGAGAAATTACATAATGTTTGGAACTTATTTTTATCACTCAGCAATTAGACGCACCATTGCAGTATTTGGCACGTTATTTAATAATATCGATATTCGTAAAGTAGACTCTACTGGTAAGATATTACAAGAAATTAAAGTACCTTTAGCTTATGGTCCTAGACAAAAATTCTTAGCTCGTGTACAAGATCAGGCTAATTTAAATGATTCCAAATTAGCAATTAAGTTACCTAGAATGTCTTTTGAAATTACTTCAATGACATATGATACTACACAAACAGTTAATAAGTCAAATGAAATACGTGTTGGCTCAATTACCAATAACACCCGAAATTCAGTAAGAACACCTACTCCATATCGTATTGGTATTCAGTTAAATATTATGGCAAAAAATCAAGATGAAGCTTTACAGATTATGGAGCAGATTGTTCCATTCTTTAAGCCAGATTATACTGTTACAATTAATGAAGTTCCAGCAATAGGTATTAAGTCTGATATTCCAATTGTATTAACAAGTGTAACTATGAATGACGATTATGAAGCAGACTTTATAACTCGTAGGGCTATCATATATACGCTTGAATTTGAAACTAGAGTTAATTTCTATGGAGCTGTACAAAATAAGAAAACAATACGTAAAGTAACAAATGACTTTTTTGATTTTACATCACCAAATACAGATCTTATGGAACGTCAAACAGTTACTACAAACCCAACAACAGCAAATGTAACAGATACGTTTACGTATAATGTTGGATATACTACACCAACTGTAGCTGACAATTTTAGAATAGTCTTGAATAATGATACTGGTAACTTTTCAGTAGGAGAAACTATAAGTGGTAGTACATCTGGATCTACAGCAACTGTTGTAACTTGGGATCCAGGGGGTAAAATATTATTAGTTTCTAATCCATCAGCATATTTTGCAATTGGTGAAACTATAACTGGTACATCATCTAGTGCACTTGGTGATGCGGTAACAGTAACAACAGTATGGGTATAATATGAGTGAAATAAAAAAAGATATTAAAGATGACTATGAATTTGCTAGATCACAATTTTATAATTTATCTGAAAAAGGTAATGAAGCCATCGATCTTATGATGGACTTAGCTCGTGAATCCGAACATCCAAGAGCTTTTGAAGTTTTATCAACTGCAATTAAGCAAAACGCTGAAGTTGCAGATAAGCTGATGAAGCTGCATAAAGAAAAAAAGGATGTAGAGACAAACACACAGGCAGCTCTTCCTAATAGTATGACACAGAATAATCTTTATGTAGGGTCAGCAACTGATCTACAAAAGATGTTAATTCAAAAAGCGAAAGAAAAAGAGACTACCATTGAACAATCTAACACGAATCAAGAATAACGAACTAGGCTACCTAGGGAATCCTAATATAAAGCGCGATGGTGTTGAACACAATTGGGCCGCAGAGGAGATCAAAGAGTATGCTAAGTGTATGAAAAATCCAGTGTACTTTGCTAGAAAGTATTTAAAAGTTATTTCACTTGATAGTGGTTTAGTTAATTTTGATTTATATCCATACCAAGAAAAAATGTTTGAACACTTTGATAATGAAAGATTTTGTATTGTACTTGCATGTAGGCAGTCTGGTAAATCAATATCATCAGTTGCATATTTAGTTTGGTATGCGATATTCCATCCAGAAAAAACTATTGCAGTACTTGCTAACAAAGGAGCAACAGCTAGAGAAATGCTAGCCCGAGCTACTTTAATGTTAGAAAATATTCCATTCTTTTTACAACCAGGATGTAAAGCAGTTAATAAGGGATCAATTGAGTTTAGTAATAATTCTCGTATTTTAGCTGCTGCTACAAGTGGTAGTTCTATTCGTGGTTTATCTGTTAACTTACTATTTCTTGATGAGTTTGCTTTTGTTGAAAATGCTACTGAGTTTTATGCATCAACATATCCAGTGGTTTCAGCTGGTAAAGATACAAAAGTTATTATTACATCTACCGCAAATGGACTAGGTAATATCTACCACAAGTTATGGGAAGGTGCAGTACAAAGTACAAATGAGTTTAAACCATTTAGAATTGATTGGTGGGATGTACCTGGCCGAGATGATGAATGGAAAAGACAAACAGTATCTAATACGTCTGAATTACAATTTGACCAAGAATTTGGTAATAACTTTCATGGTACAGGAAATACATTAATTTCTGGTAATAAGCTTTTAGAAATGAAAGCAAAAGCTCCTATCTATACACAAGATTCAATAAAGGTATATGATAGACCAGATAAAAATAAAAATTATATGATGTTTGTTGATGTTGCAAAGGGAAGAGGTCAAGACTATTCTACTTTTAATTTAATCGATATCAGTGCCAAACCTTTTAAGCAGGTTGCTGTTTATCGCGACAACACTATCTCGCCTCTACTCTTCCCTGATATTATATATAAGTATGCAAAAACCTACAACAATGCTTATGTAGTTATTGAATCAAATGATCAAGGAGCTGTAGTTTGTAATGGTTTATATTATGATTTAGAATATGAAAATGTGTTTGTTGAATCAATGGTAAAGAAAAATGCCGTTGGTGTAGAAATGACTCGTAAAGTTAAAAGGATTGGTTGTTCTAATATTAAAGATCTTGTTGAAAGAGATAAAATTGAAATTGTAGATGCTGAAACTATTATAGAGTTTTCTACATTTGTGGCTAAAGGCTCTAGTTATGAAGCTAGTGATGGTAACCATGATGATCTTGTAATGAACTTTGTATTGTTTGGTTGGTTTGCATCAAGTAATTTATTTAATGATATGACAGACATTAGCATTAAACAAATGATGTATAATGAGCAAATGAAACATATTGAAGACGAATTAACACCATTTGGTATAGTAGATGATGGTGTTCCAGAAAAAACAGAAGTAATTGACGGAGAAAGATGGGAAATTGGAGAACCAACTGAACTTTTCTAAAGATCCATTTTTTTATAAATAAAGGTATGAATATCCGTATTATGAAACCATTTAATGTTAACAAGGAGAAATACCAATGAGCTTTCAAGTCTCTCCAGGTGTGCGCGTACGTGAGATAGACCTCACTAACGTTGTTCCTGCTGTTTCTTCTTCTATTGGTGCCTTTGTGGGAGCTTTCTCATGGGGACCAGTTGAAGAGATTAAGCAAGTAACTTCTGAAAAGAACTTGGCCGAAACTTTTGGTGTACCGAGTCTGACTAATAACCAATCTTACTTTACTGCAGCTGGTTTTCTCCAGTACGGAAATAACCTGCAAGTTGTAAGAGCGGAAACAGCGGCACTCAAAAACGCCATTGCCGATAGTACTGCAACTGCAGTTCTTATCAAAGGACAAGTTAATTACGACAGCGCCTATTCAGCAGGTCAGGCCAGTGTTGGTCCGTGGGCTGCAAAATATCCAGGTTCTCTGGGTAATTCACTAAAAGTAGAAATCTGTACACCAGGTCACTATTCATCTTATACAGGAGCCGCAAACTTTGATTCGGCACCAGGTACAAGTGAATTTGCTGAATCACAGGGTGTTACCGGTGCACTAGACGAACTTCATATCCAAGTCATAGACGAAGATGGAGTATGGTCAGGTACTGCTGGTACAGTTCTAGAAAAATTTGCTTTCGTAAGTCAGGCAGCTGATGCTAAACTTGCAAATGGCGAATCAAACTTTTACAAAGATGTAATTAATGCTAGATCCGCTTACGTATGGTGGATGGATCATGATAGTACACTAACCGATGCCGGCACTAACTTAAGTACTGCCGCAAATAGTTTAGTGTTTACAGATCCTAGTGCTTTGATTACTGATTCACTTTCAAAAGGTATTGATGACGATACACTAACTGCAGCCGCAGTCCAAACAGGTTTTGACCTTATGGAAGACGGTGAAACGGTTGATGTTAACATGCTAATTTGTCCTCCATTGGATAACTCATTAGCTAATGCTAGCTCACCCTGTATATCAGTTGCAAATGATCTTATTGCTATAGCAACAGCAAGAAAAGATTGTATTGCAGTCATTTCACCACCAACCGCATTTACTGCTAATCCTGCAGGCCAATCAATTACCGACATTAACGGTGGTTCGG